GAACAAGTGGCTGATCTGGTGCAATCCATCCGAGAGCAGGCTATCCCGCAAGTCCCAATGCCTGAATTGAAAGAAGCTCCGGCTTCCGATCCAGTGCAGTAAACCAGCGGCCTTGTGCCGCTTTCCCCATAGGTGGAGCATGATTCCTATTGATCCGTTTGCCGCGCTGGATGCGGTGCAGTCAGCTATCAAGCTGGTCAAAAAAGCCTCACAAACTGCCAATGACCTTGGTAGTCTCGGCCCTGTTCTGGGGAAATACTTTGACGCCAAAGTCGATGCGATTAAGGTCGTATCTCAGGCTAAGTCGGGCGGCTTTAAAGGCTCGGCTATGGGTAAAGCTCTTGAGCTAGAAATGGCTCTTGAGCAAGCCCGAGAATTTGAAGAGTCACTCAAGAATCTATTCTTCTCGTCCGGCAAAATGGACGTGTGGATGAATATCAAAAAGCGTGCGGCTGCGATGGAAGCCGAGGCGGCTAAAGAGATCGCCAGGGCTAAAGCGGCTGAGGCTAAACGCAAGAAAGAGTTACGCGAGGCAATTGACTTTGCTGTCATCAGCATCTTGTCTCTGGTTATCTTTGGTCTAATGGTTTGGGGCGGCATTTATTTTTACCTTCATTGCAATAAATACGGGTGCCACTGATGAAAGAAGTTGTCGAAGGCTTTAAAAAGTTCTTCAAAGTCTTTTGCTATGTCGCTTGCGTCTGGTGGTTTTTAGACTTTGTAAAGTCGCTCCCCGAGCCATTAGCGGCACGGGTGATGGATGCAGCGCTTTCAAAGCTGCCGTTTTAGGGGGTTAAATGAAATACGTGTTTGCCGCTATCGCCCTGACGCTTGGCTTACTGGCTGGCTGCGAGGACCGCTACAGATACATTTGCCAAAATCCCGATCATTTCACGGACGCACAGTGCCAAAAGCCCAAGTGCCTATTCACGCAGCAGTGCCCCGAATATCTTGTTGCGCCGATTCTGGAGAAACAAATTGAAGCACCAAAACCACCATCACAATGAGCCATTAAGCGCAGCCGATATTGAGGTTAGAGTGTGGGGCGTAGTGGTCATAGCTGTGACCATGATCTTGTTCATTATTGTGATTGCGCTCTTGTACTCGGTTACGTTTGTAACTCAGCCAATCAAGTCGATGGCGCCCATCGATATGGCGTATACCAAGATGTTAAACGACATTGTGCTGCTTGTTGTTGGCGGTATTGGTGGCGTGATGAGTAAACGGGCTGTGGGGGCTGCTGCCAATGCTTTGGCAACCCCGCCTGCTAATCCTCCGGCTGTAAACTCAAATGCGCCAGCTGTAAACTCATTTGGGGCGCAACCGCTTGGAAACATGAACTGGATGAACTTCCAGAATCCCGCGCTGGATGAAACCTGGACGCCTCCACCACCCCCAACAACGCCGCCAAACCTTCAGGAGCCCGAGCATGAGCGCGAAGCTATGGCACTAGCCCGTAAAGAGGCAGAGTAATGTTTGGTATACCTAAAGCCTATCTCATCCTAGCCGCTGTCTTTGCGGCTATTGGCATTTACTTCTATGGGCATCACAAAGGCTGGACTGAACGTGACCTAGAGATGCAGGCTGAGATTGCCAAGAAAAATGAAGAAGCTCGATTAATTGAGCAGAACATGACGAGTAAACTGAATCAGAATGCCACCAAACTGGAGGAAGCCAACAATGTCCTTGCTGAAAAATCTACTGCCCTTGACCGTGCTATCCGTGCTGGCCGCNTGCGGCTCCCCACCGCAAGTTGCGTACAAGCCGCCCCAAGTNCCNCCNCTNCCGCCGGAAATAGCCAAGAAGCAGGAAGCCAACCTANNGGACCGGCTGACCAAACTTCTGATGCCGACCGAGCAACCCTCGCAGCCATCGCAGAAATAGTAGCCCAAGGGGATAAGAATACNCTNCANCTNAATGCGTGCATAGACGCTTATAACCAAGTACGGGAGCAGATCAATGGTAAACAGTGATCAACTTGTCAAATTAAAGATTGATCCCAAGTGGGTTGATCCACTGAACGCTACGTTTGAAAAGTTCAATATCCTCTCAAATATTGAGCAGGCTTCTTTTATAGGGCAGTGCGCTCACGAATGCGGTAACTTTCGGGTCCTAGAAGAGAACTTGAACTACAAGGCTGCGACGCTGATGCGTCTATGGCCCAAGCGCTTTCCTACTCTTGATGTCGCAAACCAGTACGCCGGTAATCCGCAAAAGATTGCCAACTCTGTTTACGCCAATCGTATGGGAAACCGGGATGAAGCATCAGGAGATGGCTGGCGTTTTCGCGGAAGGGGATGCATTCAAACCACGGGCCATGCAAATTACTATCATGCCGGTCAAGCACTAGGGGTGGATTTCGTCATGAACCCCGATCTGGTGTCTACGCCCATGTATGCCGCCCTGACAGCTGGTTTCTTTTGGTCAACCCATAAGCTAAATCAAAAGGCTGAAGGGCGTGATTTTGTCGGGATGACAAAGGTGATTAACGGCGGTATCATTGGGCTTGACGACAGGGTTGCACAGATTAACACCGCCTTTAGCGTCCTAGCATAATGAGGTAAACCGTGCCATTAAAGCCAATAGTTATTAGACCCGGTGTTAACAGAGAAAACACACGTTATGCCACAGAATTACTGGGCGTCAATAACTCGTCTGGCTATACCACTGGCTGGTATGAATCTAATCTAGTCCGTTTCCGCCAGGGAATGCCCGAGAGCATCGGGGGCTGGATACCACTTACGGTTGCTACGTTCCTTGGTGTATGTCGTTCTTTGTGGTCTTGGGTGACTCTGGCTTACCAGACTTACATCAGCCTTGGGACTAACCTGAAGTTTTACATTCAAAACGGCGGAGCCTATTACGACATCACTCCCATTCGGGCAGTGGTTAACTTATCAGCTAATCCGTTTCAGACTACGAATATGTCCAACATCGTCACGGTGACGGACGCTTCTGGCGGATACGTTACCGGCGACTTTGTAACGTTCAGCGGGGCTACGACCTTTAACGGCGTGACCATTAGCGGTCAGTATCAGCTGACTTGCTCCAGTATTACTCCTTCTACGTACACCATTACATCTGCTACCTATGCCAACAATACTGGCTCTGGCGGCGGCTCCTCTGTAGTGGCTACGTATCAGATTAACGTGGGCACCGCTACAGCCGTTCCTCAAGTGGGCTGGGGTGCAGGCTCTTGGGGTGCTGGATACTGGGGTGTTGGAGCGACAAACCAATCCTCCATGAGGCTATGGTCACAAGATAACTACGGTCAGGATTTGGTTTTCTGTCCCGTCGGTGGGCCTATTTACTATTGGAATGGCAGTAATGCTTTGACAACCAGAGGCATGTCTCTTGCCTCTGTTCCTGTTACTACGCAAACGGCTTCTACGACAAGCGGATCTACTGCTGTTACTTTGTCGGCTAGCAACTCAGCCATCAAAGCTGGAGCTACGGTACTTGGTACGGGGATTCCATTTGGAACGACTGTTTACTCTATAAGCGGCACATCACTGGTTTTATCCCAGAACGCTACGGCTACCAACGGCGCAGTTATTTTGACCTTTGGCGGGATAGATTTACCGCTGACGGCTAACTGGTTAATTGTTTCTGATACAAGCCGTTTCTTGCTGGTGTTCGGGACAAACGATACCGGCACTACGGTATTTAACCCCATGCTTGTTCGCTGGTCTGATCAGGAAAGTCTGACCACTTGGACGCCCAGCTCTACCAACCAAGCCGGTTCTATTCCGCTGTCTCACGGATCAAAGATCGTGACGGCTTTGCAGATGAACCAACAGATTCTGGTTTTTACTGATTCATCTTTGTATGGCGGTCAGTATGTGGGAACGCCAGCTGTTTGGACGTTCACGCTGGTGGGTGAGACTCAATCTATCGTTAGTCCTAACGCGGCAGCCTATGCGGACGGCAAGGCTTATTGGATGGGCTTTGGTAAGTTCTACAAGTACGACGGTAACTTAACGACACTGCGTTGCGACTTGAAGAAGTTTATCTTTGACACCATTGATACGACCGAGTATCTACAAGTTACAGCCGGAACGAACGAGCAGTTCAACGAAGTCTGGTGGCACTACACTTCTCTCAGTTCACCCAATGGTCTAAACGATACCTACGTAGTCTACAACTACGAGCAGGACATTTGGTACTACGGCTCACTGTGCCGCACGGCTTGGTTGCAGAACGGCTTGTTCCAATATCCAGTTGGAGCCACTGGTAACAACACGCTGGTGTATCACGAGTATGGAAGCAACAATAACGAGACTGGTACACCATTACCGTTGAATACTTCCATCACATCTTCTGAATTTGACATTCAAGATGGCAGTGGATATGTCTCATACATCTGGCGTATCCTGCCGGACTTTACTTTCTTGGGATCAACAAATCCTACGCCTCAAGTCACGATGAGCTTTTACCCTATGCTCAACTCGGGTTCGGGATACTATTCTCCTCAGTCTACCGGCGGCATCAGCTCTGGAACGATTACAGAGACAAACTCATATCCCATTGAGCAGTTCACTGGGCAAGTCAACACTCGGGTAAGGGGAAGACAGATTTACTTCTCCATCACGAGCAACCAACTTAACTTGTCCTGGCAGTCGGGCATACACAAGTTTGATTGGAAATCTGATGGCTTAAGGGGTTAATCATGGGGATGCTTCAGAACCAAAATCCTCCGGCGTTCCCCAACCCTCCGGATAAGTACGATCAGACTTACATGAATAAGCTGATCAACATCTTGCGTTTATTTTTGAACCAAGTGAACGCTCAGCAGGTTATCTCTCTTAATGGGATTATCTTTGACATCAATACCCTTCCTGACCAGACAATGACATCTAATCTGCGTCCCGGTCAAGTGTATGTGGACAAGTCAGCCGGTAACGTTTTGAAGATCAAGACATGACCAATAAGCAAATGACCCCGCAGGACATTGTTAAAAACTCTACTGAGATCAAAGAGTCCGGCATAGATTGGAAGCAAGCTTATGCAGTTTTGCATCAAACAATCGCTTCAAATCAATATAGGGTTTTAAGAAACGGCAACACTTTGTTCTGGATCAGGATAGACGCTCCGGGTGTAGCTCAGATGTTTGTGTTCAATGCAGACACATACAAGAACCTATTCAGGAATATGAAAGAGTTTGCCCATGCCATGCAGGCTGCAGGTTACAAGAAAGTCTACGGCGAGACTCACGACGTGAACATGATTAACCTGATCAAGCGCATTGGCTATCCCGTAGATGTTCAGACTATTGGGAAGGATGAAAAAGGGCGGACCATTTACAAGGGGATTGTAAATGTGTGATATAACAAAAGAGGTTGGTAATTTACTTTCCTCCGTTGGTGGTTTTGTCACCAACACAATCGAGTCTATTATCAAAAATCCGTTGCCAGTTATTGAGACGGTTGCTCTCACATCTATTGGCGTTCCACCCATCATTGCTAGTGCCACGGTAAGCGCCGTTAACGGCGGAAACCTTCAGACTATAGCCACCAACGCTTTGGCATCTTATGCTGGCGCCCAAATTGGGCAAGTGGCTGGAAGTGTTACTGACTCTACTTTGACGACTACTGACTGGTCACCAGATACGCAAGCTCTTGTTAAACAAGTGGTCACCAGTGCTTCGGGCTCTGCTGCTACTGCGGCTTTGAAGGGTCAGAACTTTGATCAGATTCTTGCCAGTGCTGCCAGCGGCGGTATCGGTGCAGCCATTCAAACCGAGCTGAAACAGAACTTAAATCTGGACCCTAGCACTTTAGATTCAAAGCTGATCTCTAACTCTGTTACAGCGGCGACCAAGGCTATCTTAGGCGGCAAGTCGGTGAGTGATGCAATTGCTCAGTCGGCTACAGCCACGGCTTTGTCTGCATCTATCTCTTCTGGTGTTGACTATTTAAAGAAGAATTCAGACACCGTTCAATCGCTTTCAAACAACTTCAACGATATAAAGCAAACGGCAACAGACTACTTTAACAATGTACTGAATCCACTTCAGAATACTGTTCAAGATCAGTACAAAACGGCTAACGTTGCGAACACTGACTTCACCAGTCAGCAGGCTACGCTTAACTCTTTGATGGATCAGTACAACTCGTACAAAGATGCGGTAAGTAGCAATGCTGGGTATAACAACTATCTGGTAAGCCAAGGCTGGCAATACGACGATGCTAATGGCAATTATGTGAAGATAACCGGATACCAAGATATTCCGGGCGGCTATGAGACAGATGATTCTGGATCCGCTTCTTGGGTCCCGGCTCATCAGCAACCCATTTACGACTTTAACCCTCCATCTCAACAAACTTTGGCTACTGCAGCCAATGCTCTTGTGCCTCAGATCAATTCACAGGCTACTACGGTACAGACTGCATACGATACAGCCAAAGCTGCTGCGGATGCTTATACCGGCTCCAGCTCTCAGCTAACTAACGCTCAGATGCAGTACAAGACTTATACTGATAACTTAACAGGCCTGAAGTCTCAAATTGACACGATCAATACGGGCCTGACTAATCAAGCGGCTGCTACTGCGCAGGACGTAGCCAAGTACAACGATCTGGCAACAACCGAAGCCCAAGACATTGTCAAGCAAGTGTCTGATGAAGCAGCTAAAGAAGCTCAGGATGCGCTGATTAAAACAGCGACTGATCTTGGGTTTAAGAATTACCAAGATTTCCAAAGCGCTAACGGCATTGGGGCTGCAGACTATTACGCCCAAAAAGCAGGATTCCCTGATGCCGCTACATCTAAGCAATACAACGGAGATGTAAACGCATATAACGTTGATCAGATAAATAATGCGAAGGCTACACAAGCTGGCTTTCCAGACTACGCTACTTATCAAAAGTACAACGGTGATCTTTCTGCATATAAAACAGCACAGGATGATGCCTCAGCCAGGACGGCAGGCTTTCCTGACTACGCCACTATGCAGAAGTACAAAGGCGATGTGGGTGCGTATAACACCGACCAAGCTGCCGCTGCTGCCGCCGCCAAAGCTGC